ATAAGGGCAAGGAATTTGAAAAAGCATTTTTAGATTTTAAAATTATGAGAATTGGTAAAAAAGAGCCATTATCGAAACCAGCAGAGGATTTAGTTTTGATGAAGCTCTATAGATTGGCAGGGGATAATGAACAGTTAGCAATAGAAATATTAAACAAATCGACTATAAATAGCTGGAAAGATATTTTTCCGCTAGATAACAAACAGGGAGGAAATAACAATGCGAACAATGGTAGAAATGGCAAAACAAAAGACAATAAAGCTACAAACAAGCAAAGAAAACCAAATTATGACCTCGAATTTTAAGGAGTCTATTAATGTTTACAGACTTCCTAAAAAACCAAGTGTTGGTTTTCAGCGATTGCTAAAATTACCTGTATATTATGACAAATGTACTTTTGAAAATGCGAAAGTATTGCGTCCGGAAGAAGCAGAAGTAAAAAAACAGATTGAAATCTACTGTGAAAAATTTGAGGAAGCTTTAAAATATGGGATAGGCATATATATGTACGGTAAAGTGGGAGCTGGAAAAACATATTACAGTTTATGTGTATTCAACGAACTTGAAAAACAAGGATATAGAGTTTTAAGAACTTCGATAAAACAGATAATGAAACAAATATGGGAGGGATTTAAGGATTCAAAAATTGAAATTGAAATGTATAAGACATTTAAGGAGTCTGATTTAATTATCATAGACGATATGGGTAAGGAATATATCAATGAAGGCTGGGGGAAAAGTAATTTGTTTGAAGTATTTAATTTTTTTGAAGAAAATCAAAAATGCTTAATAATTTCGACTAATTTAGATACCAAACAGATGCAGGAGTATACAGATACGTTAGGTTCTGCTGCTGTATTCGACAGATTAAAAAAAGGCTGCCAAGGTATAAAATTCAATTGGGAAAGTCGAAGGGCAGATGTGAACAAAGAAATTTTTAAAAAGATATTTAGATAAGGAATTAGAAAAAAATAAAAGAAAGTGTTAAAAGAAAAAACACTTTCCAAATCAAAATAGTTAAATCCAGGATCTAGCTTCTTTTGCAAAATTATAAATTTTTTTTAAAGCGGAATTATCTTCTAAGAATAATTTCCCTTTAATTGTTAGATGTGGATTTGATGCGTTGAATACAACATTATCATTAGTACCAAAAACAACAGAGAGACCATCAATGTATCCGTCATTGATTAATTGAGACAGTAAATGATTTAATTCTTTTTCAGAAATTTCTAGTTTTGGATGAATGAATGTTTTATTAACGTCAAAATCATTATTTTTATAAGATTTGTCGATTAAATTTAAAATAACATACATCATATCTTTTGTAGACATAGCAACACCCCCTTTTCATAATTTCATTAGCAAAGATATTATAACATAAAGGGTCAAAAAAATATATAAAATCAGGAGGAAATAAAATGTTAGGAAATAACGTAGTAGACTATATGATAAACAGCTGTAAAGGAGCATACAATTTAGAAAATGCAAAATTAATTAAAAAGAATGTAGAAGATAAGAAAGTTCAGTTTGTATTTAAACGTTCGGACTTAAAGTTAAACATCGAGTTTGCAAATGACAAGATTTCAGGAATTATATATAATAATTTCTTGACTGACTCTCAAAGAGAGAACGTAACAGAATCTGAATATTGTACAAGACTGAACGAAATGCTTGAAATAACAGATATTGATGATATGAATAAACTTGATGAAATTTCAAGAAATATTATCAAAAAAATAAATTCAGAAAAATTGTTTGGAGAAAATTCAAAGGAATTGCTGTTAAATAGAGAAGATAGGGAAAGATTAATAAAAATAAAAAAATTTTTTGGAGCAGAGCCACAGCTGTTAAAACTTTATGAAGAAATTGAGGAGCTGCAAACAGCATACAGAAATTACAGAAAAACATTTTATAAGGATGAGCAAAATCTAGTCGAAGAAATAGCAGACTGTTTTGTGGTGGCTCTACAAATCAATAAAGTGAAAATGGTTAAAAACGTTATTAAAGGCTTAGTTGACAACACTAAGATATTCAAGACTGAAATAATTGAAAAAATCATAAGAATGGTTAAATTTAAGATTAATCGTACAGTTGAGAGAATTGAGAGCGGACAATACGGAACATACAAGATTGAATATAAAGCCACTAGAACTCCACAGAAAGCCGTGAGTGAAGAAAAAGAGAATGAGCCAGTAAATTCTCCAGCGAAATCATTTAGCGTCGCAGAGAGAAAGAAACAGAGCCGTGAAGAAAAGGAGAAAGCTAGAAAGGAAAACAAAGTTTTTGAATTTGTGAAAAAGAATGAGCCATATTACTATAGGTCAAAAGAGGTGCAGTCTGGTACAAAAATACATCCAACTGAATGTACAGAAATAGTAAGAGAATTGATTGACAGAGGGAAAATAACAATCATAAAAAAAGGAAAAGACGGAATATATGGAGCAACACTTGCAACAATTCAAGAGGCGGAGGTTGTTGAGTAATGGCTACTAATCCGGGAAAGAAATTTGAAAATGATTTCAAGAATAGTGTTGATACTGATAAAATCTTTTTGCATAGATTCAAGGACGGAACAACGGGAACTGTAAATGGACAAATGATTAGATTCAAAAATAAAAACTTATGTGATTTTTTACTCTTCAGGGACGGCTTGCTTGTCCTTGTTGAGCTAAAATCTTTTTTAGGCAAGTCAATGCCATTTGCAAATATTAAAGACACGGTTGATGAACAGCAGACATTTTTGTACAATTTACGACTTGAGGCAAAGAAAAAGAATGTAAAAGCGTATATGATACTTAATTTTAGAGATTTGTCAGAAACTTATGCAATAGATATTCACAATTTTGATGAATTTTACAAAATGACAAGTAAGAAAAGTATCAGCATAGATGAGGTAAGACAGCTTGGAAAACAATTATTTCAGCAAAAGAAAAGAACAAATTACAGATATGAAATTAACAGCTTGTTTAGTTAGGAGGCAATAATGAGAAAAAGATTGGCAAAAGATAGAGTGAGGGCAATATTAAATGATTATCCTGAGACACGGAACGCTGAAAATCCAGATACGTATGTTATGTGCCTAATACTTGTTGAAGACGGAATAATAACACAAGATCAGGCGACTAAAATATACGACGGATATTCAATTAACAACATAGTTAAAAGTCGCCAGAAAATCCAAAATTCAGACAAGGAATACGAACCAAATGAAGAAACTAAAAAGAAAAGGTTTGTAGGATATATGAATTTTAGACATGCTTGGCGGAAAGGAAACTTGGATGTCTAAAAGAATGAGCAGGGAAAACCAAAAATTAATTTACTGGTTTATAGACTGCTATGCTTACAAGCTGAAAGGTGTAGACATAAATTGGCAGACTAGCAAGCAAAAGCCTGCCATTTCTGATTATTTTCTTTACAAGGCAAAGGAAGACTTAAAGAAACTTTACATCAAGCACAGTGGAAAAAATATAAAGGGATATAAGCCTTTTAGGGATATGGAAAGCAAGCTGAAAGACAGAATCGGAAACATAATTGACAAGAATTACACAAAAGAAAGCAAAATCAATATAATCACAAATGATTTAATGGATTTTGTAACTGACGAGATTCAAATGTTATTTATCAAACTGAATGATACTTTTAGCTTGGCACTTAAATTAATGAGTAATACTGAAGCTGTGGCATTTACTAATTTCCTTTTTGACTATTTTCTTCAGAACGATATAGCAATGTGGGAAGAAATGCAAATGCTGTATAAACAGCAGAACGAGGAGAAATATATTTATTCTATGCTGAAACATAGAAAATGTGCCGTATGTGGAAAATGTCATACAGAAAGTAACAGTATAGACTTGGAACATTGGGATTCAATCGCAAGCACTCACGGAACTTATAAAAAAGATACTGGACAGGAAGGGCGGTATGTCTCGTTGTGTAGACTGCATCACAATCAGAAACATAATTGGGGAGTTCAGACATTTGAAAGAAAATACAATGTAAGGGGTATTTATTTGGATGATGAACAAATAAAAGAACTGAAGAAAGTTTATAAAAATCATTTTAAGGCATTTAAGGAGGATGAAATATGACTGAAAAAGAAAGAGAATTTTTAAAGGAAGTAGACATGCTTGAGGATCCTGATGATGCAGATATGGATTTGCTGGTTGAACTTTACGAGAATTTTGAACCATTTAAAACAGAATATGAAAAAGATAAGAATACTGGAGATGAAATATGGGAATTTTACTATGAAGTTGGAGGAAGGATTTTTTTTTGAGAAAAATTGAATATGAGGGAGACTTTGAATTTGACTATATGGCAAAATTTGAACTGGATTCAGAAAAGTTCAGTCACAGAAAGTCATTTTGGCTGAGATAATGCTTAAAAACACAGTATTTATACGGAAAAAGATTAGTCGTGAAAAGTCGATTGGATTAGAAAATTGCTGATGTCGGCAAAATGGTATAAAGAACGTTTGAATGGCGTTGGGAAAACGATAGAAATTAGGAGGGAGCATGAAAAACAAGGATAGAATGCAATTCAATTTAAAAAACTGGGAAAAACGTGGTTTCTTTGGAAATTTTTGGGATAAAAATGACAAAAGAGCAACTTTTAAAAAAATATTAAATAAAGACAAGTATAAAAAGAAGTGAGGGGATAAAATGAAACTTATTGAATTGTACGGCATAAAGATAAAAGAATTAACTGAAATATTGAAAGATGAAACAGTCAAAAACTTTGAAATAAAAGAAAGTATAAATTATATAGACTATTTTTGTATTTCTTTTGAACTTAATTTTGAAAAGAAAATTAAATTGAATATAGCATTAACTGAAATGAAAGGAAACTATCAATCAAGAAATTTGAGTATTGAAGAAATAGAATGCCAATTTGATAATAAGTTTAAGGAATTAAAAGAATATCTGGAAAGCAAAAATAAAGGTGAGCTTAAAGAACTTGAGAAAAAAATATCTGAATGTGAATCAGAGCTTGAAAAAATGAGGGAACAATATGACAAAATAAATAATTATGGAGAAAATTTATAGGTTGGGAGGACTAAATGGAAATAATAATGAGGATCATAAACGCTTTAATCACAGCAACAGCTACGTTAGTGCTGGTAAGATACATCTATAGATTAGTTATTATATTTAAAAACAAAGTAAGAACATTTAAATTCAACATAAGCAACTTGATAATATTTTTAATTGCTATAATTGTAAATCTATCTGTGATTTACGGATTGATTTGGATTATAAAGTTTTTTGCTATTAAAGTATAAAGTGGTATAATTAATTATAATAAAAAAGGCATTTAAGGAGGATGAAGAATGAGTGATATTCTAATAGACCAAATAGAAGACAAAATATTTATTTTAAGAAAAAAAACGAACGCAGTTAATAGCGAAATAGAAGAAAGAGAAAGAGATTATGAAATAAAATATCCAAATTCATACGTGATAATTGATTTTAGACTATTTGATTTATACAAAGAAAGAAAGCGTTTAGAAAACGAATTGTCGGAGTTGAAAAAATTTTTACCATGTGGTTACGGTATTTTGTTTTAGTTCAGCAAAAAAACATTGGCAAAGAGGAGTGGACAAGTGGGAAATTATGAATTAATAGATGAAAAAAAGTTTTTTTATGAAAATTTAACAGATTTTGGTTGGGGAGAATTTCGTAAATTTAAAATGGATTTCCTAAAAGAACATTTTCCAGAAAAATTTAAAAACAAACAAGTGATTGTACTTTTTAAAGGAGAATTTACAGAAGAAATGGAATTAGAATTGATAAGAGAATTTACAGAGAAAATGATTCGAGAAGAAGGGAAAAGATTTCTTGAATTTGCGGCAAATTATCTAGAAGAAAAAGAAAAACAGGAACAAAAGCAAAAAAAAGGGGATGAAAAACATCAAAAAAGTTTATTGTTTAAAATTTTAAATTTTTTCAAGAAAAAACAAAGCTCAAACACTTGAAAAAAGTATTAAAATAGGTTATAATAGAGGAGTGATAAAATGCTTACCAAAGAGCAGATAAAACAAATTGAAAGTAACAAAAATCTTTTTTTGTTTATAGTAGAGTTACTGGAAGAAATGAACAAAAAAGGAGAAAAAGAGATGACAATTATTTTCAATAGTGGAAAAGTAATAAGAAGAAAAAAAACAAATACAATTGGATAAAGGCAAGAGTTATGAAAGTTAATGAGCCGATTTATATGTAGATTAGAAATAGTCTATTTATAAGTCGGCTCTTTTTTTGTCTAAAAATCAAAGAAAGGGGGCAAAATGAAGATTGAGAAAATAAATATCAGCAAAATAATAGAGTATTCAGGAAACACAAAAGAACATCCTGAATGGCAAATTGAACAAATTAAAAACAGTATTCAAGAATTTGGGTTCAATGATCCGATTGCGATTGATGAAAAAGGCATAATAATCGAAGGACACGGAAGATATTTGGCATTAAAAGAACTTGGATATACAGAAGTTGAAGTAATCAGATTAAATCATTTAACAGAGGAGCAGAAAATAGCTTATGCTATTGCTCACAATAAATTAACTATGAATACAGAGTTCGATATTGAAAAACTACAGTATGAGTTGAATAAGTTGGAGGTAAATGATTTTGATTTAAGTGTACTTGGTTTTGAACAGCCTGAACTTGATGAAATTTTGCAAGAGGAAATGGAAGAGCTAGAAATTGAAGATGAAGATACAAATGACACAGAAGTCAAACGTACTAAATTAATTTGTCCCTGCTGTAATCATATTGCTGAAAAGAGTGAATTTAAGGAGGTAATGGATGGCGAAGATACATAATGACAAATATTATACTCCTGATTCGGTTGTGCAAAAAGTTATTAAAGTTTTGGAAAAAGATGTGATGCATATAAAGGAATTCTCAAGGATTATAGAGCCAAGTGCAGGTGCTGGAGCATTTCTTAAAAGACTCCCTAAAAGTGCGATTGGATATGATATAGAGCCACAAGGCGAAAATATCATAAAAGGCAACTATCTTAAACAGAATATTCCGTATATGAAAAACAGCCTTGTAATTGGAAATCCACCTTTCGGAAGCAGTGGAAATTTGCATACAGAGTTTATAAAAAAAAGTATGGAGCATTCTGACTATGTAGCATTTGTACTTCCAGGCGATATGTATAAGAAAGATAAGTTTGAAAATATAGAACTGTATAAATCATATATGTTGCCAGCGGTTAAATACAGCGGAGTCAAGTTAAAATGCTGTTTCAATATTTATCGAAAAAGAAAAGGTAAATTAAAAGAAAAGAATATCAAAGATGCTGAAATTTTAACATTTTCTAAAACCAAGAACACTACAAAACAACAGGAATTGGATTGGTTAAATATAAAGTCTGATTTCAGATTCATAGCATTTGGAACAATAAGATTGCTGAAAAATACAGATAAAAGAGTTCGTGCAAAAGAAATAAAAATAATCTTAAAGAAAAAAGTTAATCTAAAACCAGCCTTGGAAAAATATTTAAAGAACAGATCTAAAGTTGCAGTGTCAACTCCGAATGTAAGCAAAAAAGAAATCGTTGAGTTAATATATGATAATTTTCCACAATTAAGGGAATAAATATGACTAAAAAATTATTACTGAACGAATGGGAAGAACTTGGAGGAGAAAATGCTGCAAAAGGAACTTTAAAGAAACTAGCTGATAAATATGGTGTTCCAGAGGGAACTGTGAGGCGTTGGAAGAGCGAACATTTAAAAAAGAACAAAATGAACGTTCAGAATAAAAAGCGAACGAACAGCGAACGGATAAATGAACGTGATATTCAAGTAAAAAAGGATATTCTGAGCAACATTCCGAAAGAAGAGGTAATGAGAAAAAATGAGATTTCAAACGCAACTTATTATAGAAAATCAGAAAGCATAAGACAACTTAGATTAAAAAAAACGGAAGAGCAAATGGATGACATTCTTTCAAAAGTTTATTCTGATTTAGGTGATGTGTTAAAGAATATCGAAATTTCAAAACGCAATTTAATAATAAGAATGGCTAAGGAAATCTCAAAAGACGAAACGCTGGATGCCAAAAGACTTCAAATCATTGACAAGGCTTACATAACTATAAAGAAAATGGGAAACGATTTAATGCGAACTGGAAAAATGCTGACTGCTTATGAAGTGCTTGAGATTGATAGACAGCTTGCTGAAGAGGAAATATCAAGAGAGAAATTAGAAATTGAGAAATCTAAGACTAACATAGATAAGATTGACAACAAAATAGAAATTGAGCTGATAGACGTATGAGAATAAAGACTAAAATAAATAGACATTTCAAAGATTTAATAAAAGATAATGAAAATCATATATATTTTATGCTTGGTGGATACGGAAGCGGAAAATCTTATGTTGCAGCCTTTAAATTGATAATAAAATCAGCAACAGAAAAAAGAAAAATCTTAGTAGTAAGACAAGTAAAAGAAAATTTGAGAGGGAGTTGTTTTGCTGATTTGACAAGTGCCATTGAAACGTTAGGATTGGAACAATATTTTTATATAACTACAAGTCCACTCAGTATTAAATGTATTGCTACTGGAAGCGAGTTTATTTTTAGAGGATTAGATGATGTAAGAAAAATTAAATCAATTAAAGACATCGACACTATTTGGATTGAAGAATGCGATGAAATTGATTTTAAATCATTCAAAGAGTTGAAAAGTAGATTAAGAAGTATCAAAAATCGCAACATTATGATTTTAACCACAAATCCAAACGAATATGGCGTATGGACTTATAAATATTTGGTTGGACTATTAAATAAATTTAATATGCAAGAAAATGATATTTATGAGAAAAGGATAATAAAGTTAAAAGACATAACTCAACTGAAAAATGGGAGTATATTTACAGAAAACATATATTTACATCATTCAGTATACACAGACAACAAATTCTTGCCTGACAACTTCATAGCAGACTTGGAAACAGAAACAGATGACTATTTAAGAGCAATAAAGACATTAGGGAGATTTGGAAGTGCTGGAGATACATTATTCAGAAATTTGCATCATATGGAGCAGTCAAGGATAGAAAAAATAATTGAAGGTAAATGGAATAGATTTGCTGGATTCGATTTTGGTTTCGAACATTCCTATAACGCAATAGTCAGAATGGTAATTGATGAAGAATTGAACGATTTGTACATTTATGAAGAGTTTTACGATAATCATTTAACAGATCCTGAAATGTTAGAAATGGAAATTATACAAAAAATGATAACAGAAGGTGAAGTAATATATGCTGATAGTTCAGAGCCGAAAGCAATCACTTTTTACAATATGAATGGACTTTTGATTAATTCGGTAAAAAAAACGACTGATATGAGTAAGGCTGGAGTAAGGAAAATCCAATCATTCAGAAATATATTTATTGATAAGAATATATGTCCTAACACATATAGGGAACTAACAGAAATGAAATGGTTTTATAACAAGGACGGGTTAATTGCTAAAAATCCTAAGACAAAAAAACCTTTTAATATCGACCCACATACATTTGATGCAATTAAATACGGAATAAGTGAATATACGCCGTATGTTTCAAAAAAACATTATTACAAAGAGGAGGTGGATAATGAGACTTAATATTTTTTCAAAAGGATTTTGGAGCACCAGGTCGCCAGTTACGTTATCAGAATTTATAAATAATTATTCTCTTGGAGACGAAGATCCTGAAAAGTTTTTGAGCCAGTTGTATAAAAATCCGTTTACAAGTTCGGCTATTACAAGAATAAATGAAGCAATTAACAATTTGAAATGGGGAACATATAAAAAAGGATATAGCGACAACGTGAAAGATGTAAAAAGTAGCTATGTGCTAAATACATTGCAAAATCCTAATTCCTTGCTTAATACAGACCAATTTATAAATTATTTTGCTTTGTATTATATTTTGTTTGGAGAACTGCTTGTAATGAGAGTTGATTTATTTACAAAAGCTGAATTGATTTTATTCAAAAAAGGCTCTTATCACATTGAGTACGATAACGAAAATGTGTTGAACGGAATTAAATCAATAAGAATTAACAACAAGGAATACAAGGGCGAAGACTTAAAAATGTTTCACTATATAAAAGGTGTGAACATTTACGACAATATAGCTGGAGCAGGTCGAGGAATAAGTAAGGTACAATCATTAACAGCTCTGCACAATTACTGGTGTTACATAATGCAATGGAACAACAGCATATTAAAGAATGGTGGTAAGAGAAATCTTATAATTATTGTTAAAAAGTTCCTGAATGTTTTTAAGAAAAAGGAAATTAAAGATGAAATTGAACAGAATAGCGGTGCTAGAAATGTTGGGAAACCAATTATTCTAGATGGAGAAGGAGCAGAAATAAAAGAGGCAGACTTTTCGCCACAGGACTTCGATTTTCTTAATGCAATGGACGAGATTCGGAATACTACTGCAGCTGTTATGAATGTACCTAGTATCTTAATTGGGGATAGAACAAACAGCAAGTTTAGTAATTATAAAGAAGCTAAAAAAGATTTATATACAGAGAATATATTGCCACTTGTTGAACAAATAGCTGAATATCTTAATAACATTATGAAAGATAAATTGGAAAGCAATGAATACATAGATTTTGATACAAGTACAATTGGAGTGTTAAAAGAAGACAGAAAAGAGAAAATGGCAATGCTTAATAACCTTAGTTATTTAACAATAAACGAAAAAAGAGCCGAGCTTGAATATCCACCTGTTGAGAATGGAGATGATATTTTGATAAGCACATCAATGACACCGCTCAAAGAAATATATGAAGATGTAAAACCAGTTGAGGAGGAAGACGATGGCGAAGAAGAAGCAGAAAACAAAGAAAGTTAAGTTGACCAACTCACAAAAAAAGATACTGGCAAAAAGGCAACTGAAAATGCGGAACAGGTTGATATTAAAGCAATTTAATAGATTGAGACTTGTTTTTAAACAATTGCGTGGAGAAATTGATATAGATGAGCAGATGTTTTTGAGTGAATTTGCTTGGGAAACATTTAGCAGTCAATTATTCAATGAATTAAAAAAAGGAATACTTGAAACTGTAAGCGAAACATCTAATTTTCTTGTTACACATCGTGGCATTGATGAAAAATTAATTCCAGCAGTTAAGAACAAAACATTAAAAGCATTAAGTAAAAAGGTAATTGCTGAAAAGGTAACAAATATCACTAAAACTACGAAAGATATTTTAAATAAAATCATAGTTCGTGGGCAGGAAAGTGGTACGAATATTAAGGATATTGCAAAAGAGATAACTCAAAAAGTAAAAGGTATGGAAAAGAAAAGAGCAATGATTATTGCAAGAACTGAAACAGCTACTACTGCAACAACAACGTATCACAATGGATTGGAGCAGGCAGGACTGGAAAAGACTTGGTGGCACGTTGGTGGAGGAAAAACCGACAGGGAAAGCCATTTAAAATGCGATAAGGAAACTATCCCAGCAAATGAAACTTTTAGTTGTGGACTTAAACATCCACATCAGTTGGGAGCACCAGCGAGCGAGATTATAAATTGTCATTGTGAATTGATATAAAGGAGGTAAAAATGCCAGAAAAATTAGAAAAAAGTATGTCTGTTGGTTTAACTTTGAAACAGGAAAATGAAACAGAAAAAGGGATAATCGAAGGGCAGTTAGTAACACATAGTGTTTTAGATGCTTATAGCGATGTGTTTACTAAGGAATCGTTAGATAAAGTAAATAAGGATAAAACTTATTTCTTATTGCATATGCACAATTGGGAACGAGAACTAGGAGTAATGAAATTACATCAAGATGAACAAGGAAATCTTAAATTTATAGGACAATTAGATTTATCTACAGACGATAACGGAAACGCACTTAACAAAGAAGCTCAAAAAGTATATTCAATGATGAAAAAAGGTGCGAATTATCAAATGTCTGTAGGTGGACTTATCAAAAGCCGTGAGTTTGGAAAATTCAATACAGATAAAGGAGATGTGGATGTAAGGTTTATTAAAGAGTTTGAGGTTGTGGAAGGTAGCATTGTGTTAAAAGGTGCAGTACCTGGAGCGACTGTGCAAACGGTAAAAGGCGATAATAATATAAATAAAAATAAAGGAGATGATAATATGTCAAAAAATATTGAAGATTTTGAAAAAGGAATGAAACAAAACACAGAGGATATTAAAAAAGCTAATGAAGATTTAGCAGCAGCGTTGAAAAAGAATGAGGAGCTGGAAGGCAAAATCAACAAGGCTAATAAAGAGCTTGAAAATATGGGTAAAGCATTAGATGAAGTTATGAAAAAAGGTGTGCCTAATCCTGAAACAGAAGAGAAAAAAGAAACTGAAGCATTGCAAAAATTTCTAAGAACTGGAGAAGCTGGAAATTTAAGGGTTGCAAAAGCAATATCTAGTACACAAGTTGCCGTATTAATTCCAAGTGCATTAGAAAGAGAAATTTTAAAAGAAATAAAAGAAAATTCTCCGTTTTTGTTTAATGCAAGAATTTATACAGGTAAGGAATCTTATAGAAGAGTACCCATTAGAAATGAAATAACTCCTAAAAACCAAGCTGTAAAAGAAGGTGTCGGGAATACTCAAAGCGGAGAAATAAGTTACACATATATTGATATAAAAGCTGGGAAAAGACAAGTTCCATATCCATTGACAGATGAAGCTAGGGAAGACGCATTTGCTGATTTAGTTGGCGAAATTAAAGAAGCAGTTGCAGAAGATTTTGGAATAACGTTAAGTGATTTGACAATAAATGGAACATATAATGAAACAGCAGACCAGTTTATTGAAGGGTTTATGACAAATGCTGATGTAAAATCCAATGCAGTAACATCTGCTACAGCTGGAAAAGTAACTTGGGAAGATATGGTAAAACTTGAAACAGGAATGAAAAAACAATATAGAAAAAATGCCAAATACTATGTCTCTCTAAAAATGTATGAAGAAATGAAATTATGGAAAGATACAACAGATAGACAATTGTGGAGTACAATCCACAATGGTGCAACAATGGTATTCAATGGTTATGAAGTGGTTGTTGATGAGTTTTTAGATGATATAGCAACTGGAAAATTCCCTGCAATATTCTGTGACTTCAAAAAAGGTTACGGATACTACATAAAGAATGATTTTGAACAAGAAACAAACAGAAAAGTAAATGAAGGAATTACAGAAATTTATACAAGAATAAGAATCGGAGGAAAAGTGTTAAGACCAAATGCTTTTAAACCGTTAAAAGTAAAATAGAGGTGGTTTGAATGCTGATAATAGTAGAAGACTATAAAAGGATAACAGGCAAGACCTTAGCTAATGAAGAATTGGCTAAGGTTGAAACCTTGCTTGGCGTTGCAATTAGTCAGATTGAAAATATAACTGGATATAAATTGGAAGTTGAAACACTTATAGAAGATTATGATTATAATAAGCGAATTTACTTGAATAAACGTCCAGTTGTTGAAATTGTAGGCATTAATTCCAACGATGAATATAAAAGTCGTGGGAATTATATTGAGTTTGTTAATTTTAGTAATTGTGCTTGCAATACAAAAGAAAAAGAAATTGAAGTAACTTATAAGGCTGGATACGATGATTTGCCTGATTGGTTAAAATACGAAATATGTATGCTTGTAAATGATTTTATAAACAGTATGGATGAAGAGGCTAGCAAGTATAAAACTTATAAAATTGACGATATTTCTTATTCATTTGTAGATTTTGCAAGCAACAAGAGAGAAAAAATTGAAAGTATCGTGAGGAAGATATATGGCTGAAATTGTATATGAATTAGAAGAATTGGAAAAACTTGATAAAGAATTGAAATATTTGAGTTCTCATGCTGTCAAAGTTGGAGTTTTAGGAGATGAGAGCAATAATGGTGTTTCAGTTCAAGATTATGCCATTTTCAATGAATATGGTACAAGCCGTGGTATTCCACCGAGACCTTTTTTTAGACTTTCTGTAGGTACTACAAATGCACAAAACGAAATAAAGGAATACATGAAAAGTCAAGTTGAACAAATCATTCAAGGCGGAATGACTGGGCAACAGGCTTATGAAAATCTAGGAACATTTGTAGTAAAAAAAATTAAAAAAACAATAGCAAGCGGAAATTTTGCAGCACTTGATCCAAAAACTATAAAGAAAAAAGGACATAGTAAACCGCTTATGGACACTCACTCACTTTATAATTCAATCAATTATGAGATTGTAGGTGTATAAAAATGGCACATAAAACATTTATTCCGAAAAGATTTTTTAGTAAATGCAGAATATCAAAGAAAACTAGCGAATGGATTAATTCAGAAGTTGTTGAAGTTGATGAAAGTATAGAGTTCGAGGGGGCTGTGTTCAATCTTAATAGGCAAGACATAAGTATGCTTATAGACCAAGGGATACAAGTGACTTTGGATACTAAAAAAATATATTGCTATATTGACATTGACTTGAAAAATAAAATTGAGTTCGAAGGGAATAATTACATCGTAACAACAGCAAAAAATTATATGAAACACGATGAGCTTAGAATTTATTATATAGAAAGGATACAAGAATGAAAAATGAAGTATTGAGAAAATTGTTAGCCAGTTTTGTAGACTTTCAGATTATTCGTGACGATTATGTAGCAAAAAAGCCAAAAGAATGTGCTGTAATGCACACAATAAGCCTTAACAAGTCTGCATACAGTGCATATAGAACTGTTGAGACAACAGATACGCAGATTAAGGAAAAGGCTCTGAGATTAGTTATCGCTTATTTGCAATTTGATTTTTATGCTCCAACACAAGCAAGGGCTGAAGAAATGGCAAGTGAATTGCTTGAGGTTATAGTATTTAAGAAAAGACATGATCTTATCAGAAACGGATTTGGATTAAGTGATGATGATATAGAAATAAAAGATTTAACTTTCCTTGAAAGTAGTCAATATATTTACAGATTTAGTTTTGATGTAGAAATGAACTGGCGAGAATCAAGCGAAAGAGTAAGAGATTTAATAAAAGATGTAGAAGTAAAAACGGAGGTAGAGAATGGCTAAGAAAATAAAAGTAACGGTAATAAGACCAACAAAGCCTTTATTGTTAGGCGATTTGGGGAAAGTCTTATTTATAACTAAAGAGGAAGATAAACCTTATAAGAAATACACAAAATTGGATGATGTTAAAACAGATTTTGGAGCTAATTCTAAAATGTACAAAGGTGTGGAAACGTTTTTGTCACAAGAGGATAGTGACGGAAATGTAATCCAGCCAGATGTTTGGTATTGCACAAGTAAAGCAACGCCAAACGAAGAATTTTTAGATAGTTTGCCAACTGGAGATTTTTATGGAGTTGTAGTCGATTTCTATGACGAGGAATTTACAAAGACATTAGCCAAATGGCTGACTAGAAATGTTAAATTTGCAGTTGTGGCTAACTCAACGGCAGAAAATAATAATTTAAAAGAAAGTGTAAGAATATATTTTATGGCAGGAAAAGCTGAAGGCGGAAACTTGGATATATTTGGATTGCCAGCTTACACATTTGCTCAAGGAATTAATGGACGTTGGAGCGACAGAAGAATATTAGGAGTAGATCCGTCAGCTAAAACTTTGACAGAAGAAAGCAATAATGAGAAAGGGAATATTAATTACACTAGAAGTTTTGTTGGATACAATGCTGTAACAAGCGGTTCTTGGTGTGCTGATGGTTTTAGGCATGCAGACCAAACAATCAAAATAGATGCTATTGTGCATAACATTGAAACAAATCTTTCAAGAATGTTAATTGAAGAAAAAAATACAACAATGGACGGTGAAGGTATTCCAAAAGTTGAAGCGTTATTAAATAGAGTAATGCTTGCAATGGGAAAACAAGGAGCGGTTGCAAAGAATAATAGTGGCGAATACTTGTTTAAAGTTACAGTTCCGAGTATTGAAGATACTTCGGCACAGACAGGGTTGACTGTAGACGATTACATCAATCGCGCACTTAGAAATGTAAAAATTGATTTTACAATCAGTACAGAAATAGAAAAAATTGAAGTTACTTTGGTTTGGCACGACGAACCATTAACGGCATAGGGAGGTAGAAAATGGGAAATAATTTTTTAGAAAAGTCGATTGATTTAAGTAAAGTGGACTTGATTATTACATTTCCAGGAATAGGAATATATATGATTAAGGAAGCTAAAGAGATACAGAACAATCCAACCGAGGACAGTCATACAATGGGCGACCCCGACATTAAAGGAAATGTACCGACAATTCAGACGAGAGTAACTAAAAGAGAAATAAAATTAACAACAGTGAAAGGTTCTGACGATGACATTTTTTTAGCAAAATGTAATGCAAATCCAAACGGTGTTTTAGGAACTTTGACATACATAGATAACACAGGAATGAATAAAATCGTTGGAAACGGACAAGGTGTTTCTATTCAAAAAGGTGGAGAAAGAAAAAATAATACAAAAGATGTTGACATTGAATACACAATTCAATGTGCGAAATATGATGAAAAAGTTTAGGAGGAATTAGAAAATGGCAAATAAAGAAAAAATAGAAGAAAAAGAACAAGAAAACAATGTTTTTATTGACAATTTAGGAAGGTTAAATATTAAAGGGCAAGAGATATATGTGGATGCAGAAGGAAATACAAAGGTTTTTGATTTTCAGTTGACTAAACCACAAAATTTACAATTATATCAAAAAACATACTTAAATTTAGTAGCAAATAATGATTATTTTACATTTGCAAGCATTCTTTTGCCAAAAATGGTTGAATTTCCAAAGGAAGCTAGAAAAATTGAATTTTTTGAAAACGATTCAGAAGCATTAGTTGAATTGTGTGAGGTGATTGCTACCTTTATGGAAAAGTCGAAAGAGAAGAAAAAAAGAAAATTGAATATGAAATTAAAGTAGCAGAGGAGCAATACGAAGACCCATTAATCAAATTAAGGTGGGAATTTATTGTAAAAAAAAGAATAAAAGACCCTAATGTTGTTCTTGATATGAGCAACATTAGATTTTTTCAATGGATAAGAGCAATGATGGATTTCAAGGAAGAGGAGGAATAAAATGGCTGGTGGAAATAAATTAGAAATATTGATGAAAATAAAATCCGAAGACAGTCCTTTGAACAAATTAAAAGCAAAAATGCAATCTTTACTGCCAGCCGCAACTAAAGTTGAAGAAAAATTGTCAAAATTAGGAAATAAGGTTGGTGGCTCAGGATTTGAAAAATTAAAAGCAAAAATGGCTAGCTTGATTCCTAGTGTTTCGCAATTAAAAAGTAAAATCCAAAATTTTAAATTTGAAAACCTTACTAATGGGTTGATTAATGGAGTTGAAAGAATACCACTAGTTGGTAAAAGAGCAGCGTCGGGACTGGATGCAATTCGTGACAAATTTAATAGCTTAAAAGGTGTAGGTGGCTCATTAGGCAATCTTTTTCCGAAGTTAGGCGAAAAAATAAAAGGAGCATTTAAGCCTGAAAATCTTAAGAATTTTGGTTCAAAATTAAAAGAAATCGGTAGCAAAATAACAGGAATAATAGGGAAACTCGGTGGATTGCTTGGAAAATTAGGAGCAATCGGAGGGATTGCCGGAGGTCTTAGTTTTGCAGGATTAGCAAAAGCTTCTGATGAAAATTCATTGAGAAATTCAAGACTTGGAATGGTAACAAATGATGTTGCTGGATTGAAGCAAAAAACATTTGCAGCATCTCAACAGAGCGGGGCAGATTACGGACAACAACTTGATTCAATCGCTAAACTAAAAATGCTTACAAAAGGATTATTTAATGATGCAGAAGCTGTAAAATTCACAAGCACACTAGACAAAGCGTTTAAAGTATCTGGAACTTCAGCAGGAGAAGCTAGTGCTGCAATGTATCAGTTAAATCAAGCTATGACATCAGGCAAGTTGCAAGGCGATGAGTTCCGTTCAGTAATGGAAAATGCTCCAATTTTGGCTCAAAAAATAGCCGAAAGCATGGGAGTGTCAATGGCACAGCTTAAAAAATTAGGTTCTGAAGGTAAAATTACATCTGATGTGATTAAAAAAGCTGTTTTAGGAAGTGCTGATGATATAGAAGCAAAATATAATCAAATGCCATTAACTTTTGGTAAAGTTTGGCAACAAGCACAGAACGCAGGACAGCAAGCTATGGATGGATTACTTACTAAAGTAAATCAGTTGTTGAATACTCCTATGGGGCAAAAAATGGCTCAAGATTTACAAGGGGCATTTACTGGATTTGCTGGAATGGCTAACGGAGCATTGGACGGAATATTAAATATTTTTGGGAAATTAAATTTTGCTCCGTTGTTAGAACCTTTAAAAGGCATAGGGCAAACCATATCTCAAGCATTTAGCGGAATTGGTGGAGAAGGTCTTACAAATGGAATCGCAGGAGCATTAAACGGCATTATTTCTCTTGCTGGAAAAGTTGCAGAAGTAGTTGGGCAAATGATAAGTGGAATCAATTTCGGACAAATAAGTCAAATATTTGGAGACATTATGAATGCCTTTAACTCGTTTTGGAGTTCGCTTGATCTAGGAAGTATCGGAAATATGCTTAGTATGGCTTTTAGTGGATTTATGCAAATTGTAACTATGCTAACGCCAGCACTCGCTCCAATCTTGCAGACGCTTGCTGTAATTGTTAATTTGGCAGTCCAAATCGGAACAGCTCTAATGCCTGTTATTGGTATCGTATTACAAATAGGAGCTGTATTAATTTCTGCGATAGTTCCAGTTGCTCAAGTGGTAATTGGAGTGTTTGCTGGCATTGTTGGAGTTGTAGTTGGTGTATTTTCAGCAATAATTGGAGTGGTTGCAAGCGTTATGGGAGCGATATTGTCAGTTATTTCAGGAGTTATAAATTCAATTGGAGCAATCATTAATAAAATTGCAGTATTTTTTACTACAAATTTTAATAAGGCAAAAAGTATTGCCCAAGGAGTAATCAATTCGATTAAAGGCTTTTTCGATGGATTGGCAGGAACAGTAAGTGGAATCGCCAGCAAGATAGCAGGAATGTTTAAAATCAAGCCACCTTCTTGGCTTGGATTTCTTGGTGGTGGAAAAGGACGTTACATAGGAGACAAATCATGGGAAGGTGGACCCGTTACAGTAGCCGAAAAAGGTGCAGAAATGATTAGGTTGCCAAGTGGACAACAGTTCTTAGCTAATGAAGAGATGACCATGAATTTGCCACAAGGTACTAGAATTTCAACTGCTGAAGCAACAAGAAGAATGATGAGAGACCAATTCGGAAATTCTTCTAAAAAATCAATTGACAGCAAAAAATCAAGTTCTGGTTCAAGCAAAAGCAGTGGTGGAAATAATCAATACACATTTGCACCAACTGTGGTTATTGAAAATACAGGTGGAGATACTAAAGATTTAAAAAGAACAATTAAAGAAATCTTGAGAGAGTTCTTTGAAGAGAAATTTATAGCAATGGGAGGTTAGACAATGGACTTTAGCAATTTGAATGCCAGCAAGGAAAAATTAAAAGGCGATTTCTTAGGAAAAATGGCTTATGAGGGAGCAAAAAACAAAGGTTACAGCATAGGTTTAAATAGTTTTTTAGGAACTGCTGGAGCAACTGCTTACGGCATTGCTCTCGCCTATCCTGATGAAGTTAATAAATTTTTCCAAGATAGATACGGATACACTCTTTTTGAAGAGGCTGAAAGATGTAAAATTAATGATATTCCGCTTGAATGGGTACAAATTAAAAGTGATGAGAGAGGAAGCAGTGTTAAAACACACTCGCTTGAAGATAGGGATAGTACATTAATAAGTAGTAATGTGTCACACAGCAACAGAAAATATAGTATTTCAGTAATTTTAACTGATTTGGTAACAAAAAATGCTGAAAGTGTCTATGAGCAAATAGTGGAGTTGTGGCAAAAGAAAACACTTTGTACAATTTCTACTGTCGAAACGATAGAAGATATGATTATCACTAAAGTTTCAAGGAGCTATAAAACGCAATCAGCTTTAGAATTTGAAATTGATTTTGAAGTGCTGGAGTTCGCTTATCTGATGAGAAAAGGCGATATTTTAAGTTCGGAATCAACTACATTGAAAGAGGAACAAAAAACAGGTGTAGCAGGAACTAAAACAAGCAATATCGAGTATAAGGGGTTTTTGAAATGAGAATAGAAATAGATAAAAATAAAATCCCTTATGTATTCACGTTCAAAAGTGGCAGTGAAATTTATTTGCTTAGGATAAAGCATTTTAAGACAAATAACCGAATTTATTTGGATATTATGGATGAAGATGGCGAAATGTTGCTTGAGAATGAAAAACTTGTATACGGTAGACCTGTTGGATGGTTTATATCAAAAGATGAAAACGGAAATATTAACAACGGTTTTCTGAATTGTTACATTGTGCCACTTAGCTTTGATAAAAAGGAAGTTCCAATCACTTTTGAAAATTTTTGTGAAACTGTATTTTTAGAATATTTTGATATGGAAGATGACGAGGAAGAGAACGATGCTGAATAAATTGTTTTTAGAAAGAACTGAAATCAAGATTGAAACGGATGATGGCGATTTAAATTTTATTTTCCCAAAAGATTATAATTTGGCAGATCCGACAATAATAAATGGAGTTGAAATTAAGTGGAGCTACAAGTCCGTGGATGAAGAGCCGAATGAGTTTGATATAGAAACAAAAGGCTTGACAAATACAACAATTGCAAAAATTAAATTAAAGGACAATATAAGGCTTGTTGCTGGATATGGTACGGATATAGGAGAAGTAGCGAGCGGTATTATCACTAGAAAAGAAGTTGAAAAAGGAACTTTGAAATTAAAATGCCGTGAAGTTCCAGCGGACTTCAAAAAATTAGTGAGTGCCGCATATGCTCCGAATACAACAGCAAGCACAATAATTAATGATTTGGCAAGCAAATGCGGATTTACTGTTAAGCAATGCGAACTTAAAAATGATAAAGTTTACAGCATTGGCGAAAGCATACTGGGAAGTGGACTTTATGAAATAGGGCAAATTGTGAAAGACTGTGATAGCCAGATGACTACAAAAAATGACTTTATTTATATTTATCACAACGAAATCAACACAGAAAAAGTTATTAAATTGAGTTATCAAAGTGGACTTCTGGAAGAGCCAAAACCTCAAAATGTTGAAGAAATAAGCTACAAAGTCGAAAAGAAAAAAGAAAGCAAATCAAATAAAAAAGGTGGTAAAAAGTCTAAAAAAGGAAGTAAAAAATCTTCATCAAAAGGGGGTAAAAAAGGTGGCAAAGCAAAAGGGAAAAGCAAATCAAATAAAAAATAGTACTCCAAAATCGAACAAAGGGAATAAAGACAACAAAAAGGGAACTAAAAATTCAAAGAATAGCAAACAATCTAAGAAATCTGAAAAAAAAGAAAAAAAAGAAGAAATAAAATACGATTATGAAGTCAAATGCTTATTAATTTATTATCTTAAAAAAGGCGATTTGATAGAACTGATAAGCAACGAAATATCTACTATATGTCAGATTGTAGAAATTGCTGACATAAGTGATTTTAAAATGACTTTGAAAGTTAGAGTTGTTAATAACGAAACCGATGTTAAGAAAAATAATGCTGAAATCAAGAAAATTGAAAGTAAGGAAAATAAAAAAGGAAAAGCCACGCAAGTAAAAAGAAATAAAGGGAAAGGCAGAAGAAGATAATGGAAGAATATATAAAGGCAATGCTTGGAAAAATTGATACTTCTTTAATAGCAGAGATAATAAAAATACATCCTAATGGATTTGTGGATGTAGAGCCGTTGGCAGAGTTCAGGGAAGTTAAATTGCCTCCGATATTACATGTTCCGATGTGCCAGTTAGGAAATAGAAATATCAATATCAAAATTAATTTCAAAACAGGGGATAAAGTTCCTGTTTTGATTTGCAGCAGAGATATAAGTGGATATATCACAAAAGAAGTAAGCACGGTAAATACAAACAAAAGGCATAATTTAACAAATGCTATTGCCTTGCCAATTTTAATTCCTACTGATTTAACAACCGTCGATATTCCTGGAAGCATTGAAATTAGCGGAGATGTAGTTTTGAATGGCAATTTAACAGTTAGCGGAGATGTAAATATTTCAGGAACTTTGACAGTTGGAGATATTAAGGCAAAAAGTCTTGATGCAGAAAGTGGAGTTAGTAAGGGTGGAGTTCCTTACAATCATCCATAGGAGCGTGATTTATGGATATAAAATTAAATAATGCAACTGGAGAATTGTATATTGAAAAAGGAGATGTACAATTTTTTGGAGCAAAAGAAAAGTATTTTGAAGTAATACAGGAAATCGTTTTAATGTTGCGTATTCGTGAGGGAGAACTTGAATACGATATAAAATACGGACTAAATTTTGAGAAATTATTTGGTACACATGGGAATGAAAACGAAGTGCTGGAGCACATAAGAGACAAAATAATGAATAATTTTAAGGATTATTTGAGTAGGTGTTATGTCGAGTCTTATGAATATGAAAACAGACATCTTAAAGTAAATATCGGGCTTATTTTTAACGATAACAAGTCGGCATTGATGAAAGGAGTTGGGATTGGTTGGCGAGAATAAATGTAAACACAGTACAGGATAATATGAATATTTTGAACAACGAATTAAAAACATTGTTAAAAGATGACTTCTCTAACGATAAAAGAAGCGCTTGGTATATGCTTATGTATCCTGTGGCAAGGCTTCTAAGAGAAAAAATGGAAAGACAACAGATACAAGCAGAAAAAATGAATTTGCTGAACTGTGAAGGTATAGAAATAGACGAACATTTAGCAAATAGTCCGTTTTTCTTTAAAAGAAAGCAAGAAAGTCAAGCGACTGTAAAAATTGAACTGATAGGGGGAGTAAATGTAACACTTGAAACAGGAGATGTAATTGTTGAAGCAAACGATGGAACTAGATATACACTTTCTGAAAACGGAACATTAAATGATAAGACTACTTTTGAATTCACTTGCGATACAGCAGGAGAGCAAGGAAATAAGGAAGTTGGAAGTATTATTAAATTGGTTAAAGTTGTAAATGGCGTATACGATTTTAAACAAAATGAAATTGCGGCTGGAGGGCAAGAACAGGAAAGTGACAATGATTATATAGAGCGTTGGTTTTTAAGCCGTAATGAAAGTGAATGGAATTTGGACGGAATTAGAGCGGAAGTGTTAAAGCAGGAAGGAGTAAAATCTGTTTATGCTGACGAAAATAAAACAATGCAAGTTGACAGCAAGGGATTAGAACCAAAATCAATTGTTTTAATAGTAGACGGCGGAAGAAACGAAGATATAGCGAACGCTATATGGAAGAAAAAAGATCAGGCTATTCAAATGAATGGTGACACAATTGTAACCGTCAAAGATAATCAAGGAACAGACAGGGAAATCAGATTTTACAGACCCAAAAAGAGGGAAGTGCAAGTGAAAATCGAATTCCAAAAAGCTGATGGGGTAAATATTCTTGAAGAAAATTTGAGAAACATTGTAAAAGAATATATCAAATCCGTAAAAGTAGGGGAATATATCACAAGTTATAAATGTGAAAGCGAATTTATAAGAACAGTGTATTCAGCCGATAAATTATTGAATGTAGATATTACTTTTAAATTCAAAGAAACTCCTGGAATAGTTTTTGAAAAAGTATTGAAGTTAAGATTTAACGAGGTGGCGGAATATGCAGAGTAATTTTGATTATCTGATGTCAAAGTGTCCGTGGTGGTTAAAAAAGAATAGCAATGTAAGCTCTTTTTATAAAGCAATATCAAAATTATTTGATGAAGTCGATAAAATTTATAATTTGTTGGAAAAACAACACTTAATAGACTATGCAAATGGTGAATTTCTTGATGACTTGGGAGAAAAATTTGATGTTTCGAGGAATGGGCAGACTGATGACAGATACAGAAATAGAATTAAATTAGCAATGAGAAAGTATAAATTAATTCCAAACTTGGAAACAATAAGCAATATTGGAGAAATGTTTACAGGATTAACCCCAGCAATTGAATTAAATAAAAACAACGAGCCAGCACAATATGATGTCAAATTTATAAGCAACAAAGATTATGATTATTCTTTAATTGATGAATTAGATTTGAATGATATTGTAGGTGGAGGAGTAAAGGTAAATACACATAAATGCTTGGATAATTATGTAGTCAGAACGAGATTTGGAAGCAAAACTTTAGGACAAAGTGTAATTAAAAACGAAGTCAAAAGAAATCCAGTTTGTAACTTTGCATATTCAAGATTTGGACGATTTGGTCGGAACAGCTTAGGACAACTGGATTTGGGAGAAGAAAATATTATTGATTTGAAATAGGAGGGAAGATGGCAAAACTAACTAAATTTAAAGCACAACAAGTGGAATTTGGCACACACTACAAAATCGAAGAAACGAACAGGGGAGATACAAAAATAAAGAGTATAACACCAGCTTTTGGAAATATAAGAGAACTGGGGACACCTGAAACAGAAGAAATTTACAATGGATTGCAACTCGGAAACGTTCATACTTTACAGGCGATAAAAAGTATTAATTTAAATATTGATTATTACATCTGCAATTTAGACGGATTAACAGAATTTGGGCTAAACAATGACTTAAAATTAAGAATAACAGTAGACAATGCTAACACAAATACAACAACAAAATTAAGACTTAATAATGTCGATTATACGTTGTTGAAAGAACACAACGGAACTTTAAAACAAATAGAAGCAGGAGATTTTAAACCAAACAAAAGTTACGAATTAGTATTTAATGGAAGTCAATTTGTTGTGATAAATATTATGGAATATGGCACAACAGCAGGCACAGCCCTCGAAGGTAACCGCCTAGCCGAAATAATAGGACTAGAATTTGGCGGAAATATTCAAGACACAGGAAACAAGACAAAAGGGAAATTTTACTTTGATAGTGTAACTAAGTTCTATTATGAGTGCATAGCAGATACGAATTTGACTTACAACGATGCTACAAAGTTTAGAGCAATAAGCAATAAGCCAATTTCAGATAGGGTAGAAGGGTTATTAGAAATCGGAAATAATCACATTAAATTTTCAAACGGAATCATTCTAGGATTTGGAACTTGCATAGCAAGTCCAGCAGGAACTGTGAACAATTACGGAACAAACTTAGGGGCGATTGTTTCCTTGGTACTCACTGTAAACGGTGGTACTTATATAGCTTCGGGCGAAACAATAAGCGGAACAGCATTTAAAGCTAGAACAAATGCTCCTGGAAGTGTTTCTGCATCTTATTTAGCTGTTGGAAAATGGAAATAGCAAATTATAAAAAAAGGAGGAAAATATAAATGAATGTTGTAATCTATGATAAAAAAAGTCTCGGAATAATAGCGAGACCGATTATCACTAACTTGGAAGAGTTTAAAAGCAGTCCTAATCTGTTTTACCCAAATTGGGATTCAGAAAAGCACATCTGGAGTGAACTGGAATACGAAAATCCAGTTTTGGATAACGGAAATCTAAGAGAGGCGACAAAAGAGGAGCTGTATAAGGCAAAAAAATACACTTTAGCCGAAAACGAATTGATTGAGAATGGAAAAATCAAGACTGTTGAATTATCTGAATTTGAGTACATCGA